GACATTATCTATTTCCGCTTTGTGTGTAGTCTACATCTACAGATATAGCATGTGTCCATGTTCCTGTAGGTGTTACTCTAATTCTATGATAACGACCATAAGACCTTAGTGGGCATGTGCCATCTGAGTTTTGTGTAACTGTAGAACTATAAGTAACAGCTCCATTTAATTGTTTACGTGATGCTATAGCCATAGTAACTGCACCATTGTCTATTTGAGACCTAGCATTAGTGACTATAGAGTTATATCCAAATTCCATTTCACCTACAGTAATGTTAGCGGTAGAGTTAGCACCAGTAAATGTAACAATTTTAGCACCGTCTGCACCACCAAATAAGAACTTACCACCTGACCAAATACGACTATCTAGTGAAGCAGGTAATGTGTCCATAGTACCGTAAGCATCTAAACCTTCTAATGCAATAGTAGATGAAGCTAGTGATACAACGTATTCTGAAGTAGTGTCAGCAGTAGACCATTTCTTAACTAACCAATTGTAGATAAGAAGTGAACGACCACCGTTAGTGTTAGGATAATTCCATATTACAATGTTTCTAATTGGGTCAATAGCAGCACTAATAGTGTCCTGTAATGCTAAAGCCATGTTTTCGTAAAAGTATTCGTCTACTTTATCGTTACCAATGTTATATATATTAGTACCGTCACAACCATAGAAACCGTCATCTGCTAAGAAGTATGTGTTAGGTCCATATTGTGCAATTGAACCTGGTGTATTGCAACCTAAGTTACGTGAGATAGCGTCAAACTGGAAGAATAATGGTGAGCCAATATAGGTCATACGTATAATGGAACGTTCTAGTAAGACAATACCAAACTCTCCACCTGTAATACCTGTAATATTACCGCCCTCAGCAATCAACTGATAGTCGGCTTGTGATGCACCGCCTGAAGTCCAGTCAGTTTCATCATTAATGTCTGACCATTGTACTTTGTTAGGTGTACCACTAATATTAGCAGCCACTACAAAGTCACGAACTACTGTAATAAATTTAGCTACAGGTGCAGTAGCAGATACGTCTGCAAAAGCACTAGAAACACCTACTGTCCATGCTTGTATTTTAGCTTGGTTATTAGATGCTAATACTGTACTTCCAAATTGTGTAAAGCTCCAGCGTGTAGAACTATTATATCCACCTGACTTACTTACATCTACTAAACCTGCATTAGCTGGGTTAAACTTAAATAGTTTAGTAGTACCACCTGCAAATAATTGTGTCTCTAAGTTAAACTTAGCTGCAACTACGCTATTTAAGTCTTCACTAGCAGCAGTAGAATAGTCAGCAGATAATGGAAATGGACCATAACCTATCGTTAAAGGATAGACGTTATTAGCCTCTAATAAAGCTCCAGTCGTAGTAGGCTGGTCTGGTAACCACTCTGTAAATTGTATCCTTTGCGTAGGCATTCATTTTCCTTAAACGGTTACTTCATCCCAAGATGTTGTTGCTTCGTTCCAAGTATATCTTTTATCATCTGTAGGCATATCTACAGGTGCTTTCCATTGTGCTGTTGTTTCATCTAATAACCATGAGTTATATGGTTTAGGTGCAATAAAAGCATCACGACCTTCGTCATAAGTGTATCCTATACCAGCGTAATTCTTACGAATGTTACCGTTATAAGATGTTTGTTTCCATGTTCCACCTAAAAGGTTAGAACAGAATTTAATACCTAACTCTTCAGACTCTTGACCTTGTTCGTTAAGAATGTCTTGGTTAGATACTACTATTACTTGAGTTACTACGTTGTTTTCTAGTTTAGCAAAATGTGCCATATTTATTTCCTTTAAGTTAAGCTACGTAAGTTCCAGAGCCTGTATATTTTAACACAGTATAGAGTCCATCTGTTGTAACTGTAGGGCTTCCTGTAGTTGTGCCTGAATATTTAGATGTAAGTACACGAATAAAAGCAACACCAGAACCTCCGTTTGCACCTTTATTTCCAGAGCCACCGCCACCACCTCCGCCTGAGCCAGTATTTGTAGCACCTGCATTAGTGTTTACTGTTCTAGTAGTAATACCATTACCACCACCACCTAAACCTCCAGTTCCAGCAGTTCCACCATCATTCCATCCAGCACCACCACCAGCATAATATGTTGCAGTTCCAGTAATAGATGATTGAGCTCCGTTACCACCGCTTCCACCAACCCCACTTGCACCATTACCACCTACAGCTCCAGCACCACCGCCACCGCCTGCACCACCACCGTTAAATGCGTTACCGCCTGCAAAACCTTGCCCAGATGTTCCAGCTCCAGGAGAACCAGTATTAGCTCCTGCACCACCACCAGAACCACCAGTAGCTCCTGATACATTAAACCAACATCCTGCACCACCACCGCCTACTGCTGTTGTTGTGCCAGTTAAAGATGAGTTAGAACCATTAGGTTGCACAGCATTGGAAGCTACTGCTGTAGAACCAGCACCAATCGTAACTGTATAAGTAGAGCCTATGCCTACATATAATGAGCCAGATACTAAACCACCAGCTCCACCACCTGCACCACCATCATAACCACCAGCACTACCGCCTGCAATTACTAAATAGTCTACAGAATAAGCACCTACTAAACTACCAGAGCTTGTAAATGTATGTATTGTGTTTCCACCAGATGATGTTACAGTTCCGCCTGTAAATAGTTGTGAGCCAGCGTATGAGATGATAACAACACCAGAGCCACCTGCACCGCCTTTATAATTATTTACTTGACCACCGCCACCGCCACCGCCTGTATTAGCTGTGCCAGCTACACCTGTTGTTGTAGTGCCACTTCCTCCACCTCCTGCACCGCCAGTTCCAAATACATTACCCGTATAAGAACCACCGCCACCACCTCCAGCATAAGTTACAGAAGAACCTGAAATACTTGACGCAGTACCAGCTCCGCCATTACCTGAACCAGAACCAGTACCAGAAGCACCTACAGCACTAGCACCACCACCGCCTCCAGAACCATATTCACCAGCAGTTATACTATTGATACCGCCATTATTACCTTGACCTGAAGTGCCTGTTGCGGCTGCTTGAACTATACTAGCTTGACCAGCTCCTGCTCCACCTCCAGAACCACCATTTCTACCTAAACCATGAGTGGTTGTACTTGTAAATATTTGACCACCACCACCGCCACCACCGCCTGTAGAAGTTACAGTAGTTAAGCCTGTTCCTGATAATACAGAGTTAGAACCACTAATACCTCTATTACCAGCAGTATCATAAGCACTTGTTGATGGTGCAGCACCGCCACCACCTACAGTTACTGTATAAGTTGCAGGATAATAAAGAGTTGTTGTAGAAGTTAAAAATCCACCAGCTCCACCGCCACCTCCAGAATTAGACCCTCCTGAACCTCCGCCAGCTACTACTAGATAACTAGCCTCTACTGCTGTAGCAGGGACTAATGAACCTGAAGCTGTGAATGTATGTATTTGGTTACCACCTGAAGTAGTAATTGTGCCACCTATAAATAAAGGTGTAGCAGATGTGTAAGATATGAAAGGTGTAGCAGATGTGTAAGATATGATGACTATGCCTGAACCACCAGCAGAACCTCCTGTACCAGCTCCATTATCACCGCCGCCACCACCACCACCGCCTGTATTTACAGTACCATTAGTTCCTCTTGGGTTAGCATTTGACTTACCACCTGCACCACCACCACCATTACCGCCTGTTCCTGGAGTACCTGAAGTTAAATATGTAGCTCCACCACCACCACCTGCATAATAAACAGAAGAACCTGAAATAGATGATGCAGAACCAACCCCACCATTACCGCCTGGAGAACTTGTAGAACTACCACCAGCATTAGAACCTGCAGCCCCTGCACCACCACCACCTGCACCTGTCCATGCTAAAGAATTACCGCCAATATTTCCTTGTCCTGAAGTAGCTGAACCTCCTGTTCCAGTATTACTTCCATCAACACCAGCCCCACCACCTGAGCCACCTGATGAACCGTTTTTTAATGACCAACCTCCACCGCCACCACCTCCTATAGAAGTAATAGTAGTTAAGCCTGTTCCGCTTATACTTGAGTTATTACCATTATTACCTTGTTGTCCTGATGTTGTTGTAGTTGCTCCACCAGCACCAACTGCAATAGAGTATGTATTTAAAGTAGATAAAGTAGTTATAGAAGTGAGTAAACCACCTGCACCGCCACCACCTCCTCCATAAGCACCAGAGCCACCGCCACCACCACCAGCAACAACAAGATAAGATGCAGATACACCGCCTTTATTTAATACACCATAAGCTCTTGCTGCTTGAACGGCTAGTCTTGACAATAATGACATTGTTAATTCCTATTTGAATTGAGTTTGTGCTGCGAATACTGTGAAAGCTGCTGAACCTGTTTTAACAATAGTATATGAATAAGCATCAATACCTGAAGCGTTACCTGAAGTCCATGCTGTACCACCTTGATATTTAGGAGTTACAGATGAACCGTCAATAGTGAAAGCATTATTGTAATAAGCTGTTGCACCTTGAGTCACTAGAAATACGACTGTAAGTGCTTGTCCTGTAGACATTAAAGTATCTAAAGATGTTGTGCCATTACCTCTTACATTAACTGTCCAGTTAGCACTTGCGTTAGTTGTATAGTATAAGACTGACTGTGTAGTAACATCATAGTTAATTGTGCCTGTAGCTGCAGTAGCTGATATTGTTGTAACTTCTGCTGCATCTTGGAATACTGCACCGATAGCTGTTGTTGAACCTGTAAATGTTTGAGTAGCTGTAAATGAAGTTGCAGTTGCTGGAGCTACATAGTCTGTACCTGCAGTAGCATTTGCTAAAGCACCACCAGAGTTAGCTTTTAAAATAGCTGTGCCTGAAGGAGGAGCTAATACGTTTGTACCAATAACAAGACCTAAAGAGCTTCTAGCTGAAGCTGCT